CATTTTTCATAGATGCCAAGGGCTTGAGCTTCTTCAATGCAAACAACAGAAGCATCAGCGCCAAGCTTCAGAGCGTTATCCAAGATTGACGTAAATTCCGCCACGACATCTTTGTCATAAGTCGCAATGCTGCTTTCGGTAACAGCGCAAATCTTGCCGTCCAGATACCAAGTCAGTCGAATGACAGCAAAATACTGATTGGCAAGCCTGTCATGTGAGTAAAAAAAGTCACGACTTGATGGTTGTTCTGCTTTTGGTCTACGCAAATCATCAAGCCACCCCATCAGTTACCTCCGGTTCACCTTCAGGCATTGTGACTTCCTGCTCAGGAACTGGCTGCGGTGTTTCAAGTAATCCGCCAGCCTGCGTTGCTTCCAGTTCTGCTTCTACATCGAAGTCGTCACCAAGCACTTCACCCGCTTCAAGCTGTAACAACAACGTTTCTTGTGTCACCGTGCCAGCGGTGTAAAGCTGCAACAACGCTTGAATTTCCTGTGGCTCAAGTCTTGCACCCATAAAGTCACGATTGACAAGGCTGCTGCCAACTTGTGACTCCTGCAGGTAATCAGCGTGGAACCGCAAGCAATTGTCGATCAAATCTTGCATCTGCTGCGCGACAACCATCATCGTGCTGTCGCCTTGGCTGCGATCAATGCGCTTTGACTCGGCAGTTTCTGCGCTGAGCTTTGCACCCATCACAGCAGCAAGGCCCAGCTCATTGATTTGTGATGCAATCTGGTCAAGCCTGCGGAACTGCGCGTCATAGCTATTGCCACCGGGTTCGATGTAGCTGGCAGACGCACCTTCAGGTAGCGCTAAAGCTTCTCCTGGCCCTGCACTAATTTCTTCTGCTGCTGCAGGGAACCCAAACAACGCAAGCATCGGGACTGCACTGATGTGCAGTTGATTCCCAAGATCAGATTGCACTTGATAGTGCTGCAGGTTCAGCTCAGCAATATCGGCTAACGGCGGAAACGACTCCAAAACGCCTGTGCGATTGGAGTAAGCAACGCTGAACGGGATTTCGCTCAAACTTGTTGTGCCTTCATCAACAACACGGAAGTCACCTTTTTGATCTTTTTGGAAGATCTCAAATGCGCCAGGAGTTAAAACACGCACCTGCTCGACTTGCTTTTCTCCGTACAAACCATCAGGTACAACAACTTTTTCGTATAAACGAAGCTGAGTAAATTTTTGCTTGCCATCTTCTATTTCAACTCTCCAGCCCAATATGTCGCGAGGGCTGTAAGTGACGTAGTAAGGACGGCCGTTCTCGCCAGAGGCAGGCGCATCAACAAGAACGCCTACATGCCCATACCTGATGCAAGTCCGGGAAGTGTTGTAAAGCCATGTCTGCAGATCATTTCCCTGCAGATCAACGTCAAATAATTGTTCGCGGATTTGATCAGAAACATCGTCGAGCCTGACCGGTTTCCGTGTCAACATGCCAGCCAACATGCGCTCTAATCTGACGTAATAAGGCGCAAGAACTGAGCGTTGTAGCCTGTTGTCATAAGCTTCATCTAATTCTCTAGGCTCCTGCGGTAAAAACTTGCGGTGGCCTTTTCTGATTTTGTATGTGCCGCCAAGTAAATGTTCAATCAACCCCCAATGCGGTTCCTGATTAACCCAAGCTGTTGATGGGTCATTAACTTGAGTGACGCTGCCGACTCGTTGGCGACCACCAGAAAAGCCTGAATACACAGTTAAGTCCCGCCCAATGCCGTCAGTTTAGTAAAGCCTGATGCCAGTGCCTCTGCCAGCGCGAGCATGAATCATGCTGAAATCGCGGTAGACAAGATAACCAAGAGCGTCATTCATATGATCATACCCCGCATCTTTGTCTGGGTCTCCTGCTTCTGTGTACGACTGAAGCTCTAAACATTCAATTGTTCGTTTGCAATTTGCGGCGACCTGCAACCTGACTTCGGCCTTTCCGTTTTCCAACAGAGCTTGTACAGAAGCCACCCGATCACGTACGGGAGGGTTGGCTTTTGGCGATTGATTGCTAAATCCGTAGGACTCCAAGATCTGAATATCTGTACGTGAGGCATTCGTGCTTCTGTTACCGCCAGATGCGTCAGGGTAGACGTATACCTGGCGTCCATCAGCACGGCGTTGTATTTCTTGTGCCATAGCGTCGGTGTCATGCGCACCGCTGATCTCGTCGATCAGGAGAAGGTTGTTCCCAAGACGACAACCAATGACTGCTGACATGTTCCCGATATTGAAGTCAACGCCGACGCGTAGAGGCTCGTTGCTGACATCAGGAATATCAGTGATTACATGCTTGGCGCGATCAAAACGGTCATAAACCTGACCTGTTGTCAGATTCGTAAACTCTCCAAGCAAATACGCCTTTAACAGGCTGGGATCGTAGTTTGCTTCGAGACGTTCGATGAAGTCTTTTGGGAGGTGGGGATTGTCCACCGATCGCATCTTAATCAGTTTCCGATCAGGACGCTGTTGAGCTTCTTCTGTGCCAAACGTGTTCCACATCCAACGGAAGCCTTCAGGCGTTGATGCAGCGGCGAACTGTCGCACGTTGCCAGCACGCAAGCGACCAAGGATTTTAGGAAATGCTTTTTCTGCAATCGATGGCGTGACCGTATCAATCTCGTCAGCAAGCACCCAGGCAAGGTTCAAGCCAATGATCCGTGACCAGTTCTCGAAACTGCGACACAAGATCTTCGTGTCACCGCCTGGAAGGTGTAATACATATTCAGGCAGTGGAGAAGCCCTAAACGTATATGGAACTTCGTATAACTCTAAGAAATTCTCGAAATCGTACATCCAGATATCTCTGATCAAAGGGCCAGTCGGTTCCATCACGCAACCCGTAAAACCTTGGTTCAACACTGCGAGTATTACGCTTTTTGCAGCTAACGACCTGGTCTTGCCTGCGCCGTAACCTGCGGACAGGCCGATGATTTCTGTTGTCTGATCTTCTACGAAAGCAAGCTGGCCTGGATGAAGATCTGATTTGATTCGCTGAACTAATTCTTGAACATCTAATTCTGAATTGTTTTCTCCAATTTTATGTAAAACATGACCTGACGGTATCGCTGACAATACGCCCATTAATCGTAGATCCGAGCAAGTTTTGCCGCTGTATTAATGCAACCTAGCGCGGCTTGAAGATTCGACTGCTCCATCGCCTTTTTTTGAATCACTGAAAGTTGCGACAAAAGAACAGCGGTAAAAGCTTGACGATCGAGGTTGTAATCCTCTTCTAACTCTTTACGTGCTTCTGCGATGTACTCGTCTACACGACGTTTTGATAGCCCCCATTCTTGAGCGCCATACTGCACTAAATCTTGACGTGTCGCTCCGTTCGCAAGCATCCGCGTCACCCGTGCAAGGCGGAATTGCTTTTCTACAGCTGTGCAACGAGGTTGAGCCATGTATTTACTGTAGTGAGGCGAATGAATCAAGCGCATACCAGACGTGGCTATTGCGGTAACCACCTGGATGCGTAGGGATAATCGGCGTTACGCCATGCCTGTTGCGATAAGCCGGATAGACAAGCATTGAACCATCTATTTGATCGAATGTTGCTCCGAACTCAGGCACATGCAGGTTTCCACCTTTGCTGTTGCGTCTTTTGGTGATGATGATGTTTATAGCGCCTTTGACATTTGCATGGTCTTGATGGACCGCTGCAGCGATATTGCAATTGCTGATAGTTGAAGTGAAATTTTCGCTAAACGACCATTTTTTGGGAACACGCTTAGCAACAGCTTTGAGATGACCTTCGACAACCTGTGGCGCTGTAGCTTTCAACAGATCGAAGGCTTTAATCCCCGCTGCACTCATGGCGCGGCAAAAGGTTTTAGCTGTAGTAACGCTATGAACAGATGAACGCGAGGCATAAGGCCGTCGCATATGAGGTTTCGGTGGGCAAGAGCCAAGGATGGTGCTGTATTGCTTGACTTCAGCCGCTGGGTTATGCAAACCAGAAGAACGCCTCATGTCAGATTTTGGCACGCGTTTAGTTCTGATTTCGGTGTCAGCGATGTTGATTAAGTTCAAGAGGTCAGCTGGCAACTGAGTGAGGAACAAACCAACATGTGTGCCATCTTTATCCGCGAGGATACAGTCTTGGCTTACGTTTGCATCGATGTCTGGCACAGCATCGCCAATTTTCAAACCACTATCATTTGGTTCTAAGGTCAGAATCGATAACGTCATTTGCTAAAGCAGAAAACGTTTGTACAAGCAGGGAACCAGCTTTGCTGCCAAACCGTTTCCCGTTGATCGTTGTAGCAAATGCTGTTCCAGGCAGCTTCTATTCGATAGTCATTTTTTTGTTTATCAATGACAGACCATAATCTTGTTAGCGATGGGTCTATGTCAAAAGACCATTCATAAACAAGCTTTTTGAATTTTGATTGCGTGTTTTCGAGGATAGGCATTTCAGCACCCTCAATATCCATTTTGCAAGCGTCGAAGTTTTTAGCTTCTTCATCAAAATTGAGACAGGGCACTTTGATGCCTTTGTCGTTCCATTTTCGGACGATCGAGTTTCTCCAGACCTGACTGTTGTTGCCGATAAACAAGGTCACGGTTTTTCTTTGGTCATGGACCAGAGCAGCCTGTTTAACTACTGCTTCAAACTTGTTTAAACGCAAATTACGTTTGATCATGTCTACGTTATATGGATCAGGTTCGTAGACAGTGACCTTCGCCCCGAGCTTGCACGCTAATAAAGCGAAAGCACCGACATTCCCACCACAATCCATCCATCGTTCGCCAACACCGATTTTAAGACCTCGTTTCAAATAGGTTTTACGCCCAATGACCTCCTCGAAAGTTTTTAGGTCACTGAAGCCAGGACGATGATAAAAACGTATTGAACCGATCGAATCTTGCAAAAGCTTCATGAAGCTAATGCCTCGATCAGTTTCATGCCTACGTAGTCGCCACGCTTGCGAGCAGCATCGACTAGAGCCTTTGCCTCTTCATAGTCTTCAGCTCGGAACTCGATTTGAATAGCTTTCAAAACGCCATCAGCCAAATCACTAGTCGGATCGTCTAAATCGTCTAGGGCAGAGTAATCAGGATCTTCTGTAAACGTAGGAATGTCATCGCCCCAGCCAAGCAAGGACAAATCGTAACCAGCGTCACCCAATGCCTCAAGCTCAGCTTGTAAGACATCATCATCCCAAGTGCTATTAAGGGCGAGCTGATTGTCTGCAATGACATAAGCACGTTTCTGCTCTGTAGTTAGATGCTTTAACTCAATTGTTGGGACTGTAGTCAGGCCCATTAGCTCAGCAGCCATAAGACGGCCATGGCCTGCAATGACGTTGCTGTCAGCGTCAACCAAGATTGGATTAGTAAAACCAAACTCTTGAATCGAGCGAACTAAGCGATCTAGCTGAGACTCTGAATGTTGACGAGGGTTGTTTTCATATGGCTTCAACTCACCTGCATTGCGTTGGATTATTTTCTCAGGAGCAATTGGCACAGTCGAAAAAATGATTCAGCACCATAGTAACCACATGTGTCAACGCGGATTATTTGCTTTCAACCAGTATTCAGTCAAGCGAATAATTTTCGGCTGAACAAGATGATGGCTGCTCACTATCGATCTGAACTCTCCGACCGTGACCATAAGACTGCCATCTTCGAGGGAACGGATTTTGGCTACGGGCGTAAGCCTCTTTGAGTCGTTGCTCATAGCAGAAAAAGGCTCGGAGTTCATTTTGTTGTTTTTGTTGCCTAAGTTGATCATCCACAGATTAGTCCTCTTTGTCTTTTGAACAAACAGTAACGGTGTAACCGCTTTCGGTAGCAATTTTCTTAAGACTTTCTAATTCGTCATTGTCGTAGGCCCAGTCTTCCCACTCGTGAGTAGAGCCGCTGTAAGCGTTCACGGTGTATTGGGGTTCAAAAGTAGCAAGCTTAAGAAGGTTGCTTGCTTCAAGCTTGTCTTGTGCCCTTTCAAACTCTTCGAAAAGATTAAGCATTGCGTGGTGATTGTCCATGGGTCAGATAGCTGGCAACGAAGGAAGAGAGCGTTGATGGTTGATAGCAAGATCTCTGATGTAATCGCAAAAATGGTTATCGAGATCTTCGTAAGTATCGGCTTCTTCTGTTGTCATCAAGTCTTGTAAGGCGGCTCTTATTTGCAAAGCGCGATCAAGACGTTGTTGTGTGTTCATGATTGAAAAATGTGCGTGAGTGAATTTCCCACACACATATTATGGCATGCCAGAAACAAAGGGGCAACGGCTCAGTCCCAAGTGTTGTGATACTGAGGCTTGCCGTCCCAGATGCGGAAATACTTGATGCTGTCAGAAATACCTTCAACGCCATCCCAGTGCTGAATGCGCTTGCGGAAGATGTTGCAATCTGGCTCTTGCACAGACGTGTCAGGAATTGCTTTGCCTTCGCCCTGACCATCATCGCCAGTAACGATGCGACCGATTGGACGAAGCCAAACGCTGGCCTTTGTCATGCGAGCAACAACGTAGTACTCAACAATCGTCATGTCGTAGCCGAAACTTGAGCAAACAATTTGGCCAAGCTCGAACTTGTTGGTCTGAAGAGTTAACTGATCTGCTGTAACAGTCATGGAAGAGAAAAACGGTGCAGTTGTCTGCTGAATGAATCATGGCATGCCAGAAAAGAAATCGCAAGCTAATCGAACAATGGGTGTAGATGCAATTTGATTTCGTCGCCAACCCAGGTCATGGCACTAGACGGAATTTCCACCTCTGGGACTTGAGCTGTGTACCAACGATGATTACAGCTAATGCAATGCCGCCGACGAACTATTTCATAAGGGCCTTCAACAGTCCTTTTTGTAGTCACAACATGCACACGGAAAGATCCGCATTTAGGGCATTTCATCATGCTTTTTTGTTGATAGCAGATAAAGCACAAATCACTGTGCAGACAATCGGCTCAAGTTGATGCCGTGGAATAAAATGGTATCGGCGAGTGATTGCATCGATAGCCTTATCAATGGCGTCACGTCCTTGTGAAAGGTGAACTGGTTTGTATGGAGGAATTGGTGCTTCACGGCCCTCAGTGGTCAAGATCCTTGCCCTAAGCAGTTCTTGGCGGGTAATCCCACGCTGAATAGCTTCTAGGTTCAAGCTTTCACGTTCTTCCTCAGTGAGTCTTATATCAACTCGTACCGGGAACTGTCGGTTGCAATCAGGCATCAGAAATCGTAAGAGTCAGTTGGGTTTGTTTTTTCAGCTGAGAACGGAGACCCAGCACAAGGCCGTATGTCCTGTTCCCAGCGCAAGTTTGAAATCCTCAGCATTGGGTTCCCAAGCTGAGCAACCTTCACCGCATGAAGGCTGGAAGCATCAACAACAACCCAGCCATTCGACCAGTTGCCTTTGATGCACCTTTCAACAGGCGTCCCTGGAGCAGGGGTATTTAACCTCCCTCCGCCAGAAACGCGTTCTAATGGTATTAAAGGGGTTTTACCTATTTCTTCGTGTACGCGCGTGGAAGATAAAGACGTTTGGGGCGTTAAACCCCCACTTTCAGTGGGGCCTATTACAGGCACATACATGATCGATGGGCGACCACCTTCTAGCGATGGTTCTGACTGACCTGATTCACAGATCAATCCTTTTTTCTGCAAAGCACGAAGACAACGG